CAAATAAGCCACCACCACCGCCCATGTCTTCAAAGGCGAAGTCGCTTAACATGTTATTCTGGTTAAAAATAGCCATTACTGTTACTCGCCTTTTCTGTATAACTCAAACGTATTAGTAGCTGACATTGCAGATCCAGTCTCAGTTGTAATACGTACTTGATCGCCCTCTTCAAGTACAACATATGCACCACCATCAAAGCGAAGGTACTGAGTAGCTGCAATCTGGTAAGCATCAACAACTGTAATTTCAGCATTCTGGCTAGAGTCATACCACCAAACACTTACCAGCTTATTGTTACCTGTGTGATTTGAAATAAAGCAAAGATTCCACTTAGCGTAGTAGCCAGTAGGAACGGTATAGACAGTAGTTTTAGTTCCCGCTGTTAGATTGTTCCCCGTTGATACTGATCTCATTCTTAGCTACCTTCTTACTGTTTGATGATGTTGATGGTGTTGGTGCTTTAGGAGCTTCTGGAGGTACTTCTGTATATCCTGCATGTTTACGCATCTCAGCAATCTCATGCTCTTGGAAGAACTCAACGGTATTGCCTGATTGATTACACTTGAATTTCATTTGACTGTTAACCTTTCTGATGTACTAAACTTATAATACATTAAAAAGGCTCCCCACACCTTGTGAGTGCGGAGAACCCTTAGTCTACTTAAGCGGGAACCACTAGGGCAACGCCACCGTAGTTACGCAACTCAGCGCAACCGTACAAAGTATCAGCAGTGAACAATGTACCGAGGTACTCTTGTTTGTACTGAGTCTGTGAACGGACACCAACTTGCTCAACCAACACCATAGAGTCTTTGTGAGCCATCAAGCACACACGACCGATGTTAGTACCTGAACCGTTAGCTGCGCTGTTAGCGTAGCCAGCATTGGAAGTAACATAGACTGGAACACCGTAGATGTCGCCAATCATACCGTTACGGATGCTGTTAGCAGTACCGGCTTCACCAACACTGTTGAAGGTGGTGAACTCAGACAAGCCGAGGATGGTGTTACGCACTGAAGGAGGAATCAAGAAGAAACGATTGTCCATAGGAACATCGCTGTCATCGAGACGCTGAATAGTACGACGGATACCAGCAGCTGTCAAAGCTGAGGCGTTACCAGTGTTGGTGTTAGCTGTGTAGTCGAAAGCTGTAGAGCCATCGCCACCAATGAAAGCACCAGCGTAACGGAAGTTACCTGCACCAGCTGTTGAAACGTTGAACTGTTGACCCAAAGTTACCAAGTCAGTATCAACTTGCTTACCCAAAGCATAACCAGCGTCATCAGTGTAGAACTGACGGAGGCTAGACAATGCTTGAGCTTCCACGATATCCTCGATCAAACGTGAATACTCGTAGTGCTTGTTGATAGCAACAGTTACTTCAGACTCAGTAGCTGCAATCAATGTAACTTGTGTAGAAGCTGCCTTAGCTGAAGCATTGCCACGTGCAGGGACTGGAATGTGAACTACATCACCTTTCTTGCCCTTGAAGCTCATCTTCTTAACTAGGTTAGCTGCAACCAAGCTCTTTTTGTAAGCCGCTACAATCTCATCACTCCATACTTCTGGAATGAACGTTGCTGCGGTCGTACTTGTTACGTGATCTGTACCTAATGCCATTTTAAAAATCTCCTGATGATAATAAATTAATTAAATTACTTCACCCGACCTTCTTGATATGCTGCCATAATTTCTGGTTGTAAGGCTTCATATCGGTCAGGATCTGTCATACGTAGCCGGATAAGGTCGGCACGACGATATGTCTTCTTAGAAGATTCTCCAGTTCCTCCAACATCGACACTAGCTGCTTTAAGGTTCTGTTTGCGGACAGCGTTACCTGCATCAGTAGTTTGTTGTGTCTTAGATGTACGAATCTGTTTGAATGTAGAGATAAGTTCATCAGCTGCATTAAAATCATAATGAGCATCAGCCATAGCGTAGATATTAAGTCTCATTGGAGAAGACCTAACCCACTCTTGAAACTCACCATCGCTTACAATACTTGCAAAGTCAGGATGCTTCTTATTGAGCATTGCTTGTGTCTGAATTTGCTTGAGTTGCAAGGAAGCTTGTTTAGCTGCCAATACATCAGGATGATTCGCAACAGCACGATTAACGTGACTCTGCGGATCTTCAAAGAAGTCGATCTCTTGTGGTGGAATATCCACCGCTTTTGGTTGTGCTTGTTGTTGTGTCTTTTGAGCTAAGCTTTGTTTTAGTAGTTCATCCGCTAAACGTCTAACTTCACCAACTTCCTGTGCTTGCCTACCAATAAGCTTTTCAGCCTCTTGATGCATGCGTACAATGTCTTCAAGATTCTTCCCCTTGTATTTCTCAGGGATCTCTGTTACACCGTTATCAGCAGGTTGTTGTTTCTGTTGTTCGCTTGCTTGGACTTGTTGTTGTTTAAAGTCCTCAGCGTCTAACTCACTAACGTTGCCTAGTTCCTCATTATGCTCAATTAAAGCCATACCTAACCTTTCCCTGTCCACATATGGATTACAGGATATTTATAAAATAGAATTGGGTTGCCCGGAGTTACTCGGATCCTCTCTTTTGTTCCTGCTTGAGCCTGTCAGCCCTCACAGCAGCCCATTTAGCTGTAGCACCGGGAAAGTCGCCTGATAGAGCGTCTAAACTGATACTTGGAGCTGAAATAAGCCTGATAGCGTCCTTACTACATACCTTACATTTAGCAGTTGTATGCTCGCTATCAACCAGCGATTCAGTTATGTGATCGTTGGGGCATTTAAAGTCGTACAGTCTGTTAGCCATTCTGTAAATCCTCAAATACCTTCTCACACACAGCCTTACGCCCTAAAACTAATTCAAGAATATCTAACTGTCCCTTACGGAAATATAAAGATTGTGTGTCCGTGACAGTTGATAAGTCGTTTAAACTAGCCTTAATCTCTTCGAAGTCCTCTATGAGGTACTCCCAACCTCTAGTACTCATCGTATTAAAGGTTTCTTCGTAATACTTTTGTAAATCAGGGGCCATTTGGCTTATCCCTCCATTGAATTCTTAAACAATAGTGTTATTGTAGCATAAAAACAACACTTTGTCAAGCTTTTTGTTAACTATTTTATTGTTTCATTGATTTATTGATCATTTGAAGGCTTGCAATGCGTTCATTAGATGCAATATCAGCAGCTTTAAGGTTAACTTGCTTCTCTTTTAGCATCATGTCAGCCAATTTCAAGCGTTTATCGAAGTCACTACTCTGATCGATGTTAGTTGCAGCAGCTTGAATGACTTTAACTCGATGCTCTTCAGGTATCAACTGAGCTTCAACCATAGTTTTCTGAGCTTCAGCTGTTTGTTTCTGAGCCTTAGACTGTAGGTCTGCCACTTGAGCCTGTGCCAGTTGCATCTGAGCCATCTGTTGTTCCTGCTGAGCTTTAGCAGCTTCAGGATTAGGCTGAGACATCTGACTCAAAGCTTGCATCAACTCACCCCGGTTAGACAAAGAACTGTTCTGTAGGATCCCTTTAAGGATCAAAGGCAGTACTGGAGTGTCAGGGCCTAGTGTCTGTAGCAAACCAATCATCTGTTGTTGTTCAAACTCACGTGCCAAGATACCTAAAGTGGCTGTAGGAATGAACTTCATGTCAACTGAGGGATAACGCTCACTGTCAAACTGCATATAACGGAAGGCAGCTTTGTTAATGAACGGGATCATGAAGTCTTCTTGGAAGTTACTCAAGGTACGCTTGTACTTCTTGATGATACCTGCCATAGCCATAGACATACCACCAGCGCCAGCATCACGAGGAACGTTAGAGGGCATACCTGCGCTGTCAACTGTACCTGTAGCCTGTAGCAGCATACGCTCAAAGTTCTGCGCTGCTGCAGCTGCATTGTTATCAGTCTGACCGAACTTGAATGGGAACAAGATCTCAGAAGGCGAACCATTGGTCAAGATAGCCTTACCGGGCTTAATCTCAAACTTAGCACCTCGTGGCAGTCTTGTAGCATCCATGGCAATCATAGGTGCTGTGGTCAAGGCTAAGGAGTCCATGTGAGCACGGAGCTGACCATCAATGGCCTTCTGCATGTTGTAGGCCTTCTCAGCTGTGCCACGACCCCAGAAGCGTCCGGGAACTGTATCATCTTGGTAGGCAACTACTGGACGATCCTTCATCATGTAAGGATTTGCCTCAGCCTTCAACAAGACTGAATCGTTAGCAATAACTACAATAGCTTCAACAAGGTTAGAGTGCTCGTCAGCTGATGTACCTTCAGCGAACAACTCTTCGTACTCTTCCTCTTCATCACCTTCAGTCAAGTACTCTCTAGGAACTAAACCGTAGTAGGTAATCAACTTAACCTTATCATCTTGATAGGTCTTCAAGTCTTGAGTTACTTCTAAGTCTTCATCTTCGGAGGCTGTGGTAATGTCTACCTTTTTGTAAATGCCTCTTTCAATACCGTCCACAATCTTGTGAATGGATACATACTTCTCGATAGCAACGCCCAAAGCATCGTCAATGGAATCAGCATTAGGATCAATAAGGAAGTTCTTAGGGTTAACTGGTTTGATCTTAACAGCGATACGATCCTTCTCTTGTACACCAATAGCTGCTGCATTGGCAATACCGGGAATAGCCTGAGTAGCTGGGGTGTACTCCTTCTCAGTCTTAACAATGATCTCACCAATACCTGTACCATATATCTCAGCCATCAACTCAATCTGGTCAATAGCTTTCTTAATCTTGTCACGCTTAAAGTCCTCATGCAGTTGAACCTTGATCATTTCAACATCTAGAGGATTACCATCTACATCTTTAACATCATCGGAGATATCGAAGAACTCTCCCTGACCAAAGATAGCTTCCATGATCTCAGCATGGCGAGTCTCAATAGCTTGCTGAGTAGCTGGGGAGATAATACGTGAGCGTTCACTCTCACGAGTCTTATCCTCAGCAGCCCAGATACCTCGGAAGACACGCTCGTACTCCAACCACAAGTCCATGTAGTTAGCATCACGATGGTCACGCCAGCGAGTAATGTGTTGAGTGATCCACGAGGTAAGCTCTTTCTCAGCCTCTGTAGGTTCCTCAAACTGAGTACTCTTCTCATCAAATTGGTCGTTAGTTAGAGCCATTGTATTCCTTGTTACCACTTAACTTTGTTTGCCCAGTAAGCCGCTGACATCTTACCTTTAGCTATGTTCTTAGCGTGTCTAGCTTTAAAGGAGTCATTACGTGCTGAACCTTCAGGACTACCTGAGACACCTTGCTGTCCGAATCTGATGGTCTTAACCTGATCACCCTCTTTAGCCACTACAACGTGGCTCTTAGTAGGGTGGTTAGGTGTCTTCTTAGGCTTATTAAAACCACTGACACCAGCTCTTTCAAGTCTAGAATCCTTCATATTACTTACCTTTAGGTTTCTTAGTCTTAGCTGTCTTAGCTGAGTTAATAAAGTCCATCTTAGATGGTGCAGCTTTAGAGCCGGGCTTATTCATCTTCTCACCAGATCCTGCAGCTATACGTTTACGTTTAGCTTGGATGTTTGCATATAAACCATTCTTAGGCATAGTTGTGTTTCCTTAATATCCACTAATGACGTCTAAGACTTCGTAGTCATCATCTTCGTAGTCTTGGTTGTAGTTAGCTATAGCCAGTTGATCAATGTAACTTAAAGCATCTACCAAGTCATCATGCACACCAGCTGTTGGGAACATGATCAGTTGATCTTTAAACTCACTCCAGTCCTCATCCTCATTGAAGGTAATCCTTCCATGCTCCATGCGACCTTGTAGGCTCCAGACAACCCTATCAGTTTTCTTCTTGTTACCGTGAGTTAAGTCCTGTATGTGAGCGTAGATATTATTCTTCCTCATCAAGTCATTCAGGTAGGGCAGTACAGCATTCTTCAATGCTCCTCGCTCAATACCTATGCTTGTAGGTTCAAAGTCTCTGATCACCTTTAAGATGTTAACTGCAGTCTCTCTGATGTCCCACCTACCGTGCTGTATCTTATGTACCCACCAGTTACCATTATCCTCTAACTTAACAACTGCAATAGCTGTCTCGTCTAGTCTCTTCTTAGATGCACCTGCATTCTTACCTACCTCTTCAAAACCTGCTAAGTCAATAGCTACAATGTAACTACCAAACTGAGGTTCTTCAGCTAGCTTAAACCATTCCTCTTTAAAGACATCAGCACCTGCTGTATCGAAGCTAGACAAGTACTCCTGCTTGAATGCAAAGGAACTCAATGTACGCTTTGCAGCCTCAATCTCCTTAGGATCAATAGTCTCGTTATCCTGCGTTGTGAAGTGCCATGACTTCCACTCTTCGTCTTGGTTGTCCTGTCCTAGATTGAAAGTATCGTAGAACCAGTTACGACCTGATGGAGTACTGATGAATAGAGCTCTACCCTTCTTATCTGACAGTGAAGCTCGAATGATCTTCTGCCATACATCCTCTTTAATAAAGGCACATTCGTCCATCACTACGTAAACTAACGACACACCTCGCAAAGAGTCAGGGTTATCAGCTCCTCGTACTAAGATCTTCCTACCATTGATCAAAGTAATCTCTAAGTTATTTACATGACTTGACTTAATCACAGGCCTACCTAGCTCGTGCAGTAAGTCCCACATAATCGTTCTAGCTTGTCCTAGGGTAGGCGCTATGTACATCACAGCTGACCCATCTGGACAGTTAAGACCTTCAATCAGTAACGATACTGCTGACAACCTTGACTTACCACAACGTCTACCTGCAGCTACAACTTTAAAGCGAGTGGTATCTTTAAAGACACTCTGCTGCCACTTAAGCAGCTGGAAGTTTAACTGTGTCATACATCTATTACATCGTCTGATGTACTAACTACAGGACTATTAAGCCCACTGATATTAATACTGATCTGAGGCATACTACCACCACTCTTAGCTGTATCGAACACTGAGGCTGGTAAGATCCTATCCATAGCTAACTTGATAGCTGCCATCTGTCCGGGGTGTTCATCATCTAAGGCTATCTGAATCATCTTATCGAGGATCCTAGTACCACCTGTAGCTAACAATCTCTCCTTGAACTCTTGAAGCCTACCTGCATCACCTACAGGTCTACCTACTTTATTCTTAGTTCTATTCTTAACAGCTTGTAGGTCACTCTTAGGTGGTCTACCCTTACCACGTAGTTTGGGAGACACAATCCTTGAGACATCATCTTTTACTTCCATCGTCTTTATCCTCTATAGGGGAGACTTTAACATATAGTACTATAGAGTACTAAGACATTAATATTAACAGTACATAGACATAAATATTATAAGTACTTATATAAGTATTATTAATATTAATTACTTTATAAGTAACATTAACAGTAATAACTTATAATAATTATCTTTAATAGTGTATTTAACTTCTATGTTCCCTTTCCAAGGTGTACATCTTAGCCTGTCTAAGAAGTGGGGTCAGGCTTCTTAGTAAACACAATTATTTCCTATGTAGAATATTATACACTATGTTTGTCTATTTGTCAAGTCTTTTCTTAATTATTTTACTTTTTTGTTCACTTTAGAGTCTACACTCTAATTCTTATCTTACAAAGTGTCTGTACTTATCCTTAATTGTATACACTTCCGTATACATTTTAGATACTTTGTAGTTCTTGTTAGTTTTCCTTTGTAGATCAAGCACTTATTGTTAGTTCATCTGTCCCTAATTAATCTCTTTAGTTTTACTTTTTTGTGTACTTCAGAGGCTCCCACAATAGTAAACACTAAGCAGTCACCCCTCCCCCCATGTCTTTAAAGTAAGCGCTTACTTACATAGTCAACTTTAATGACTCGCTGGTCAGTAACTAAGTTAGTGAGTACTTACTAGCAACTACATAGTCTAAATGAGAATGATTCCTATTTAGGTTTAGCAGTGTGGGGGACGATGTAGTACCCTCTGAAGTACTAGGGCTATTCTATAAAGACCCTACAAAGTACAAGGTTAATAGTTACTCACAAGTTATACACAGGTTGTGGATAAGTTACTCCTGAGGGT